TATAGTGATTCGTAGGGTTATCCCAAGCCACTTTTGCAACTGTGTGACGGTCACGCGCACGGGTGCCTGTGTACTCAAACAGACCATCTATGACATTAGCGCGAGTGTATGTGAAGTATGTGTCTTGCGGAATATCAGCATCACAGACAATTGAGTTGCCATCCCAATAAGAGATTGCACGGAATACGCCTGCTAGTTTGCTTAAAATCGCATAAGCATCTTCGGTAGATTGCAGGTAGACGTTACAAGTAAAGCGTGGTTCTTGACCACCTTTGCCGTCATTCACCATTTGGTCGCAGTATTGCGCCAAACGATATAAAGACCACTTGTCCAGCATCGCAGACGTTAGTCGGTCGCCCAAGGCATAGCGTTTTGATGTGCAAATGTCGTAGTAAATCCAAGCTGGGTTATTGGTGTAAGCACGCTTAAATGTGCCGTCCCACATGCCTGTATAAGTACGCGCAACAGGATTGTAATTTGACGGGACTTGTAGCTTAATCCCTTTTAAATCGACTGCAACTTTGGCGACATTGGAGAAGGTTTCAGCATCATATTGCAAGCCAAGCATGGCGGTATTTGGATAACTCAACTTTAGGTCGATGACTTCTGTTAGTGCATCAACGTACATTTTGTCGCTGATATATTCTGAAGTTGAGTTTGGCGTTAATCGACGCACGCGGATCGTCCAGCCGCTATCAGATTTTGGCAAATCAATACGATGTGAGCGTTCATAATTTTCAGAAGTTTTATCTGAGATCTTGGTGTTTAAAACTTCTACCCATGTGCCGCCATCGGTTTGCAGGTCAATTGCATACTGAATGACGATGCCTTTTACATCACCATTATCAGCATTTTGTTGGCGTAATGGCCCCCACTTAAAGCGCAAACGGATTGCATCCAGATCAGTATTGGTAAGTGAGCGAACCCAAGGTGTATCAGACTTTAATTCGACGTTAATCGCGCTCTCAGATGAGATATCTGGAAAGCCTTCGATGTGTGCCTGGTCATTAGTGCCGTGACGGAAGTCAGCCTGCACGTCTTCAAAGTTCCAGCCGCCTGTTGGGTTTTGTAGCGGTGTTTCTTCTAAATAAACCGATTGCAGACCATTGGCTAGACCCTCTACTTCGCCTTCCGATAAACCATACAGAATTTTAATATAAGTTTTAGATTGTGCTGAGTCAGGTGCGATTTTTGGCTGTCTTGCCTTTTTTTCGCCAGCTTTTGCGCCTTTAATTACTGCGTTCATACTTATCCTTAGACAATAAAAAAGGCGCTCATTGCGCCTGCGTTTTTTAAATATTTACATTAAATCTTCTGGATACTGTCCTGCACTTGCAATAAAGCCACCGACTTCACGCTGACCGTAAAGCACTGGAACTGGATTACCTTGCGCAACAGTAGTGACTGCACCACCAAAGCCTTTGTTGGCCTTGTTGCCATCTTGGTTTTGGTCTTGGCTCTCAATCTTGGGCATAAGCATCATGGCAATACCACCAACCATCATACCAACACCAGCACCAATCAAGCCTGCTCCAAGCGCAGCGCCACCGCCCAATGTACCCACTGTGACTAATACCCCGACAACCACCAGTACAGCACCAATAATAGTTTGAACCGCACCACCCGCACCCTTCACTTTAGGCACCACTTTAATCACTTTGGCGCTTGTGCTCATATCGAGTTCGGTTTCAGAGATATTTTGCTTATCTTGAAATACTGCAAACTCTAAGCCTTGTTCATGGGCATGCAGCATGAAGTGTTCAAAGCCTCGCACCTGCACGCATAAAGCACGCATGGCTTCGCGAGTATTATCAACAGCCAAATGAAACTCTTTGCCGAACTTCTTGGCCAAAATGCCGTATAGCTTAATTGTTTTGAGCATATCGAACCACCTTTGCAACTCGTTCCTGCCACTGCGGGCCATATATTTCACGCACCGATTTACGGCCATAGGGATGATGTAAGATTAAAGCCGAACCGATGCATGGCTCTGTCTTTTCAGATTTCAGCATGCCGTTATCGCCCAGCCAGATTACCGCATGATTCACATGCTCAGTACGTCCGACTTGACATAACAGCACATCACCGTACTGCGGCTGATCCACTTCAATAAAGCCTGCTTCACCAAAGCCATCCAGATACAGAGATTTATTCTCTTTAGATTCCCACCACCGATCATGACGTTCAAAATCGATTAGCTTAATGCTAAGCTCGCGCTCATAGAAATCACGGACGATGGAATAGCAGTCCTGAACACCATGGATATAGTTGCGACCAACTAAAGGCGCTTTATACCCACACGGCTCATACACCTGAAATTCAATATCAGGATAAGCACAAATCACCCAGGGCTTTTCATGTAACTCAATCTGAATTAAATCAATATCAGACGCACGTGCTGAAGCATTCGGATGTGAATGTACATAGGCTTGAATTTCGCCTAAATCCTCAGCTTTTGCCAAATCTTCATGATGGATTTCAAACTGATCTTTATTGTCTGAAATATTGCGACACGGAATGTATTCTTTACCTACAATCACACCGCAACACTCGCCTGGATAAACTTCAGCAGCATGCGCCTGGATTGCTTTTTTAAGTTTTGCGGTTAGTTTCATTTAAGACTCACAATAAAAAACCACCCGAAGGTGGCTTAGGAGGTTTTAATTTTGGGTGGAGCTATAAGCTCTTTGCCAGTCTTGCCATACTTAATTCTTTGCTTAACTGTAACTACCTTTAGGTTGTATTTTTTAGCTATCTGACCAACTGTTAAACACTCGCCCTCAACTTCGTATTTTGGATATTCGCGAAGTGGTTTTAAAAGATCGCTACCAGTTAAACCATTTCTAATGCGAACATTAATCGTTTCTTTGGTGGTACCTAACACTTTAGCAATTTGGTTTGCTGTCATTAAAACACCATTACCAACATCATGCTTTTTGGCTTTCATGATAGGTTTTTCTATGGCTTGGCTTAAGGTCATGCCTGTCTTATAGACTCTATCATGCAGGGTTGCAAAGCACATGTTGTTTTCTCTAGCCACTTGCGAAAGAGTGACTTTACTACCATCAACAATGGCGTAATTATTATCCCTCCTGTTGTTTGCTTGGGTTTGAAGGTCTGCCCATCTGCAATTTTCCAGAAAATAACCCTTATCATTATCAATCCTATCAATAGATGTTCCCTCGGGCTTTGGTGACATATCGGCAGCAAAGTTTCTAAAATCCCTCCATCTATCGCATACCTCAATCCCTCTACCGCCATAGCGCGCATAGTTTTTATCATCTGGGTTATGGCACCTTTGCATCATGCCATTCCATGTCTGATATAAAGGGTGTTTAGCGCCACCGTGTTTGGTTAGCCTTTCCTTGCTAAAACACCCGCACGAAACCACCGAGCCACTCTTGAGATTGCTATAGGTTACTTTGGTAGTATTGCCACAAGCACACTCGCAAACCCAATAGTAATTGCGCCCACTCGCAACTTCTCCGCGATAGAGGATAGTTAATCTACCAAAACTCTCACCAGTCCGATCTTTAAAGTTTTTCATTTTAATTCCTGTTTTTCTAGGATTAAATTATACTAAATTATCGGACTGATTAATACAGATACATCTAAAATAATGAGCTGGCAGGGAAAGCCCCAATACGCAGGACGTTGCCCTTACCAAATCGACACTCACAACCGTTCGTTCTTTTTGAGCACTTGTCTAGCGCAGGGTTATCGGTAGGCTCATCTCTTTCTGTAAACATAGCTGCACCTGTATAACCACATTGTTCGCTGCGATATTCCCATGCGCAATAACTTGAAATCTGCCGAACTGGGATTTTCAAACCCTCAAAATCGATTGGATTGGACAGCTCAAAAGTCACTTGTTGTGCATTTTCAGATGTCTTTTGCTCGATGTACCAGATTTGCTCTTTTGATTCATTCGATGCAGTTGGATTGCCTTCTGTGAAGTTTTCAGCATCTAAGTATTTAGCAAGTGTGGTAATGACTTTAAGCTTAGCCCCAGCAAAGTCTTTAAACTGCAAACAGTAAGCAGATACTGCATTCTGGATGCCGTTAATATTGTTCGCCATGCTTAAAGTTGGCGCTGAAGCTTTACCATCTGAACGCATTTCAAGCCCAGATACTTCCAAAGCCATAGGCTCAAATACTTGACCTTGCCAGATAATATTGCGGTTCCATACCTTCTGATCACCAGCATCGAATATCTTTTCAATGCTGCCAGAATCAGCACCAATTAAACCTTCAGAACCAATTGACGTATAAATTTTTTGCCAGTCT